AGACCAGTAGATCGTGTTGTCATTAGTAGCGTTACCTACACACCACACTCGTCCGTAAGCACCTATAGCTTCGTTGGCGTACTGTGCAGAAGTTACAGACGCACCAGCAACACTAGACATTTTAGTAACTGCACCTAGACTGTTGCTGTACACAAGAGGCTCGTAGCCACGTTGGAAGAAGTAAGCGTAATCGTTAAAGTTAAATATCTTCCAATCGTTAGTTGTAATCGTGTACGCCGCTGGTGTTGCGTCAACCAGTGTAGTCGTACCTGTCATTATCTTGTTGTTGCCAGTACTAAAGATTACCTCGTTGTTAGCACTGTCGTAAAACTCGTGTATGTTAGAGAGGTAGTCAGTACCCAACACAGTCTTGTCTGTAGTTAAAACAGCGTTGCCCTTACGTGAAGCCAGTCGTCCTCGTCTGTCAATAATAGCGTTGTCCGCAATCTCCGCAAAAGACGTATCCTGCGCAAGCGGAGAATCCTCTGTGTTAATCCCCTTGAAAGCAGGAGCAACTAGGTTAATACTCTGTAGTGGCTGGGCCATCTAGTTTCTCCCTACGGTGTGTACCAAATAGTTTCTTCAGGGTGCTTCTGGGCGTCCAGAGCAATAGCGTCAGACAGGTACTTGTCAGCAATAGCAAAGTACTCTGGTGTTGACGTACCACCTGTCTCCCCACGTTCACGAGCCAACAAAGCTACCGCCATGTGAATCACGGGCTGACTAGGAATAGCTAGCGTGTCAGCGTCAGCACTCAAGGCTACGTTCCTGATGACGCTCTTGACCTTCAGGGAGTAAACACCGTCAGGCTTAGGGTACACATCAATCTGTGCGTCACCAGAGCCGTCTATGCCACTAAACGTGTAGTACTCTGGCTTACCAGAGGTAGGCGTTTGTACCAAGAACTTGTCGTCAAACCAAGTCTGTGGTCTGTACTCCATCACGAGGTTAGAGGTATCGTTGATGATGTTCAGGATTTTGCCTTGGTCTTGGTAACCCGTGAGAGAGTACGTGTAGTCATCAGCCGCCGTAGTAATCGTCAGAGTAGACCTAAGATTAGACCAATCCCAAGCGTTTTCCACGAGTTGTTTTGCGTCGTTAATAAAGTCACCAACCATAGCACTGTACGTGTTGGCACTAACAGTCGTTACTGTGTCTTCTCTGAGACGCCTCAGTACGTTGTTTACTAGGTCTAAATATGTCATGCTTTAAATCCTGTCATCATGCCGGTGTTTTGTTTAGTTTTAGGTAAAGCTTCCGCTAAAAAATCCCTTATTGGAAACTGCGTTCTTGTCAAAAGCTGGGCATCTTGATTAATTGTAGTTCCTGTAAGCATCCCTCTATTATCAGTCATAGGCTGTTGTGGAACAGTAAACCCAAAATCTATATCAACATCTGGAGTATCAACATCAGGAGTGTCTACATCAACTTCAACGCACTCCCCTGTTTCTGGATCTCTTTGTTGACCTGTTGGGCAACTATCGTCAGGATCTACACACAACCCAAAAGCGTTTTCTTCTTTACCAGCAGGACATTCACATTCACCCGTTTGTTCGTTTCTAACTTTTGTCGGAGGACACGGCAATGTAATCTCTGGCATTTGGCAATACCAATCTGAAGGATCACCTATTCTTATTTCTTTGCCACCTTGTGCTTTTTGTTCGTCAGAGCAAACTACAATATCAGGAATCTCTGGCATTTGGCAGTACCAAGAATCAGGATCTCCTATCCTTATTTCTTTACCACCCTTAGCTAACTCTTCGTCAGAACATACTTGAATGTCAGGAAGCTCAGGCATCTTACAGTACCAACTGTCTGGATTACCTATCTTGATCTCTATGCCACCTTGAGATAGTTGCTCTTCAGTACAAACTTCAATATCAATCTCAGGCATCTTACAGTACCAAGAGTCTGGGTTGCCTATCTTGATCTCTACGCCGCCTTGAGATAGTTGTTCTTCAGTACAAACTTCAATATCAATCTCAGGTACATTACAGTACCACGAGTCACGATCACCTATTCTTACGGTGTAGCCACCTTGGTTTAACTCTTCTTCGCTACATAGTTCAATTTCAGGATCAACGTCAGGCATTTTACAGTACCAAGAGTCTGGGTTGCCTATCTTGATCTCTACGCCACCTTGGGCTTTTTCTTCGTCAGAACACACCTGAATGTCAATATCAGGAACATTACAGTACCAAGAATCAGGACTGCCTATTCTTACAGTGTAACCACCGTTGTTTAACTCTTCTTCGCTACATAGTTCAACATCAGGTGGTGGAGGAATATCTGGCATTTGGCAGTACCAAGAATCAGGGTCACCTATTTTAATTTCAATGCCGCCGTTAGCCTTTTGCTCATCAGAGCAAACTTGTATATCTACCTCTGGTAAATCTACATCAGGCAAATCTACATCAACACCTATACTTCCATTTAACCCTAAACTACAGTACCAAGGTTTTTCGCCCTGTGCGTCTTCTTTACACACTTTAGGCAAGTCAATTCCCGGAAGAGTTCCTCCTGAACACAGTGGAAAGTTAGGAAAGTCATCGCAGAAATTTGGAAAATCTGCGTCAATGTCAATGTCTAATTTTCCTAATGAGGGCCACAAAAAGTCTAAAGAACCTCCTTCATCAAAGAAATCGTACAGAGTAACAAAAACGTCTTTGGGTGACATTCCACCATCAACTAACCCCTGTATACCGTTGTCTACTAAACTTTGAATAGCTTCGGTACTAATATTTGTAGAGCCTTCTCTAAAGAAATTATCTACATCAAGTCCCGCATCACCTAAAGTATTTTGTATGTATTGATTTACTTTTGCAGAACCCCAACCTCCTACAGCATTAAGGACAATTCCTTCAAAGTCTTGTCCTTTAACAGCTCCTGTTAATATACCTTCAACAATTCCAGCGGCATCGGTAAAAGGGATGCCTAAAGCATTGCTTAAGTACTGTATTTTTTCAATGGCAAACTGTCCGGGTGCCCCAACTACCTGTCCGTTAACAACCCAGCCGCCATATGTTCCGGGGTCAGCGGCAACAATATCATCAAAAAATCCACCAATTCCACCAAGAACAGCGGATTGAGCTACGGAACCCGGATCAACAGAACCTGTAGTAACGTATTGACCCAGCATTGAGCTAACAGCGCCTCTTGCCGCACCAGAACCAGCGCCAGCAACGCCAAAAATATCTGCTCCTGCTGGGCCTAAGCCAGCACCAATTACAATTCCGGGCAGAGTTTCGCCTAATATTGTACCAAAGTGATAACCGTATGCTTCTTGTGTCATTACAAAAGAAGTGCCGTTCCACTCGTATTTAGCCCCGTTATCTAAGTACTTAACAACAGACTCGCCCGTGTACTTTTCGTACAAATCAGTAAATACGTCTTCTTGTTCTCCGTAACCTATTTGCGCCTGTCGCACACCTTCGTCAATAATAGATCCTTCAAGCGCTCTATCGTCCATACCCGCATCACGACCAAGACCTTCTGGATCTACAAGAGCAACACCTCTGTCCCACCAATCTGCTTTGTATTCACCAGCATCAATGAGGTCTTGTCTCTCGTTCATGTATGCTAAATAATTATCCCAAGATCCAAACGCTTCTCTAGTTCTTGCATTATCTTGAGCGTAATAAGCGGCTTCTAGTTCATCTAGTGTTAATTGCCTAGAAAAGTTGTTCCAGTATAAGTTTTGAGAGCCTCCGGTTTCCCGATTATTGGTATAATCGTAAAGACGCTCTCCAGTATCAAGACCGTCGCCAGCATCAGCCGTAGTATCATCTGCTGTTGTGTCTTCAAATATATCAAGTTCAGTTTCAGCCACACGATCTTGAGCTTCTTGAGAATTAGCAATGTTCCACTCAATTTCTTGCGGAGTAAGCGGCGGCAAGTTAGCGTACTCACCTTCACGCATCCAGTAATCAATACCAGCTTGCTCTGGCGCTCTACCTAAGTATTTTTCGTAGAGCTTATCAACGGCAAAGCGGAGTCTTGCTCTTTCTGCTTCTGTAGCCATGAGTTACTTACCCTTCATCTGCATCAGCTTGTCAGCACCACGTATGCCAAAGCTGGCCGTGACTGCTACGTAAAGCAAGTACTGGTAGTAATCAGGTAGCTTGTCTAGCTCAACAAAAGC